TTCTCAAGAGCTTGTTTTCTATCTTGTGTAGGAAATGACCTTAACTTCTTAAAGATGCGTTCAGCAACGCTTGTAGTACATGATCCACCTTTTTTCTTTCTGATAGGCCACCATTCAATTAGAAGATCAGAATATTCTTTTAAATCGTCAGGTATTACATCTTTATTAATTACATAAAAAGAAAATGGGTCTAATCCTGTTGAAGTCTTTTTAGCTTTTCTTCTAGATTCGACATTCATTTTGTCTCTTATCAAGTTTCTGACGACAGCAGATACTTTTAATTCTGGATTTGTTTTGGAATCAAGCCAAGCAATTTGTTCATGCTCCAAATACAACGTAAGTTTTTCTTTTGGCATAAGTTTATGTCTTTGTATGTAAGTGTATAAATGATTATTTATCTTGTCAACAAAAAATTCTTTCTTTATTTATTAAATACATATATGTATATATATTATATATTTATATATATTATTTATAATAAATATATTTATATATTATATATTCTTTTTCTTTTGGTTCTTTTCTTTTTCTTAAAACTGCCATTCATTACCAGGAAATTGCCATTCATAGTCAGTTTTTAATACTGTGATATTATGTTGATATATAAATGCCATTCATTATGAGCCAGAATTTACAAAGAATCAGCGTTAGTGTCGATAAAGATGAATATGAAGAATTAAAAAAACACACAAGAGCAGGTATCTCTATAGGATTTTTAATTAGAGAATCAATACATCAATTTTTGGAAAAAAATAAAAAAAATTAATTTATTTCTCATATTTTTTTTCTAATTCTTTTATTAATTCTCCTAAAAAACCATAAGCAACTCTCATTCTTGAAACTTGTCTTTTATTTTTTAAAGCCTGACCATACATAGTCATCATAGTTTTTGTAAGAGTATTAAATGATTTTTCTTCTGTAGTAATTTTTTTAATCATAATTTTCTTCCTCATAAGGAAAATCTTTATCTTCTATTTCTTCTTCATCATCTTCTGGAAATAACCAGTTAATTTCAGCTTCTTCTCTTTGACTATCAAGTGAAGCTTGGTGTTTGTGCATAAATGAATCACTCATATTGAACCTGTATAGGACTAATGGATTTAAGAATAAAATCAATATAAATTTCTTTATCTTTTTCCCAACTTTCTAAATTTTCTTTTACTTTATTTTTAAATTTTTTTTCAATGTAACTGGTAGGTACTTCATCATAAAAAAACATAACATGACATTCTTGCTCTTCATCACAGGCATGACCAATAACTAAATAATGAATACCAGTTTTAGTCCAGTCAATATCAGACATTTTCAATCTCCTTTATTTCTGTAATTTCATGATCTTCTAATTCAATATCATGTTGCTCTAAGTATTGTTGTTTTAACAGTTCAATGTATTCTTCTTTAGAGTTAGCTACACGATTATTGTATGCAAACTCTACAGTAATTACTGAAGTAAATTGTTTGGCCATAATAAAATTTGTAATTTGAAAAGTACTGGACTTACATAATCGTAAGGATTAATAACAATCCTCTCTTATTTAGTCATTTTATGACTTAATTAATGCCAGTTAATTAATTAGTGATTCTCATGGGAATTTCTCATCATTTATTTGATCTCCCCATTTAATGTATGTATCTAAAAGTGAATATTTTTTTAGTTTTGGTACAAAATCATTTTCTAAAATATAAACAAGTTTTTCTTCTCCAAAATAAAGAACACCTCTTTCTAAAGCACTATAAAAACCATCTTTATCTTTGGTTCTAATATATAAAATTAAACGATTAACAAGTTGAGGTCTTGATTCTTGTTGTAATTCTGTAAATTTCATAACTTTCTAAGTTCCTTTTTTAATTTTGTAATTTCAGAAAATAATTTAATTTTTTCTCCTATTGGTAATTTTTCTATATCTTTCATAGCTTCTTCTATTTGATGCTCTATCGCAGCTTTAAATTCAGCTAACTTATTAGCTTTATCTATGCTAGGTATTTTAAGTTCATTGTAAATCTTGTCATACCATCTATAAGCAGTAGACTGACTAATTTTAAAATGACCTATAAAATATTTAATACAGTCACTTTTTCTTTTTTCATCATAAATAAATTCTTGAGCTAACTCTTTAGCTTCATGTTTATTTTCTTCCCAGTTTTCTGTATCAAGCATTATTCTTCTCCATAATTTCTTTTTCTTCTTCAGTTAGACAATCATAATGAACCCTGTAAGCTCCATCAGAAAATTCTCTTACTTGTACAGAGTCATAAACGTCATAAGGAGTGCAATCTTCATCACAGTAAATTTTTTCATCACAGCGATCACACTCAAACCAATTACAATCTAAACATAACCACCCACTTCTATTTCCTATATATTTATCTCCATCATAAACATCTCTGTCACAGGGCATACGATTAACGAATCTACCACTTCCAATAGATGTATCTTGTAAGCAATCAACACAGTAATTACCTATATCTCCTACTACATTAGGGTCAAGTTTTTTACTTTGATAAGTCATAATAAATTACTGTCATTAAGATATTTAATATGCTTTTGGCATAAATTTCTTTGTTTAGCAGTTAATTTTGAACCGATTAACTCAGCTATTTGTATGCACTCTTGAGATTTTTCTTCAGTTGGTGCAGTAATAGAAAGAACTAAAGCATGAAGATATGCTTGCTCATCATTTTTAATTTTCATAATTAATTAAAATTTAGTTTAAGTTGTTGTTTATCCATTAATTCTTTTTTATCCTTTTCTTTTTGTTTTTTATCTAATAAATCAATACCTTCTTTACCTAAAGTATTTCCTAAGTTATCCATTATTGTTTCACTTAAATATTCTCTAAGAGAATAATTAATATCTTCTTCTTCTAAATTAAATAATTCAAAACAAGTACCAATTTGGTTATGATCCCATTCTGAATAATCTTGAGTCCATAAATCTAATCCATTTTTATAATGTGACCAAAAACCTGATCTACTTGTAAACCTATCTTTAATTTTCTTTTCTAACTCTTTTTTATAGTGTTTAAGTATATATTTAATAAAATCTATAGCATGATTCTTTTCAATATCTATAAAAATTCTATCTGTTTCAAAGTTATATTCTTTAGGACTTGTTATAAGATTAAATTTAGCTTTTAATGTAAACCCTTCTAATCTTCTATTAAGTATCTCAATATAAAAATTTGTATAATCTTCAGCTATTTGATTATAAAAATATGATCTATTAATACTTAAATAATTATCCCATAAAATTTGTTGCTCATCTTCATTTAAATCGAATATGTCACTATCCCATTCTATTTGTTGGCCTATTTGATATTCTATATCATCACTAATAAATGATTCATAAAAACCACAAAAAGGTATTGTTGATTCTAATTTATTCATAGCTCATCACCTTTATATCCCTTCATGAAATAGTCTTTAGCTACGTTTTGACATACTTCAAATTCAGTTTTAGTTAGTCCAGTACCAAACCAAACAATATCTGATTTAAGTTTTTCATCTAACTTACTATTATTAGAATTATAAAACTGTAAAAAAGTTTTTACTAAAGCTAGTTTTTGATCTTTTTTATCAAGTACTTCTTCAGGTGGTATCGGTCTAACTGAATGAACTTCAACTTCAGTAGTTAAATAAGATGGTAACTTTCTAATAAAGTTATCTTCTTCTAAATCAATAAAAACTAATCTACTTGAATCAAGTAATTTCTGTTTAAACTTCTTTTCATATTCTCTTTTTACATTTAATAAATCACAGTCTTGTTCTATATAAACAAAATCAGTTTTTTTATCGTAATAAGAAAATTCAGAAATCTGACATATACCCATATTTAGTTCTTTAACTAATTTAGAGGGCATTTCTAACCACCCATGAGCAGGGTCAGAATAGAATTTAAAAATGTGGTCTTTTGGATTCATTGTTTTAGTTATCCTTAGTAATTGCTTTAAATAAGTCTCTATAAAAGGGACTTGGGGTAATAGTGAATGAATTACCATTATCTACAAATTCACCCTTAAAGTAGTCAGGGTTATTAACTCTTTCTTCTTCAATTAATTTTTCAAATTCAAGATAGTTAAATTCAGTTTTGTTTTTACTATTATTTTTCATAATTAATACTCACTTTCTAAAATTTTTCTCAACATAGGCTCATCATTCATAGCGTATGCTTTTTGTATTCTTGGATTTTCCAAGTATTCGTCAGGGCATATAAGATATTCTCCCATAATTGAGAGATATACCCATTCATGCATAGGTCGGCCATTCATAGGGTTCTGACTTTTAGATTTAGTCATAAGTTTATGTAAGTGTTCATAAGTTATTGTAAACTAAGTTTACTTATTTTGCAATAAAAAAAGAGACTTAATTTTTTAAGTCTCTGTATAACTTGTATAAATTAGGCATAATAATAACCTTTAATTTTTAACCAATAAAATCTATCTAATTGTTTTTTAGATAGTTTTATATCTTTGCTTATTAAAGTGGTTAGTTCTAACCACTCTAATTCTTCTTTTTTATTAAAAGCCATTCAATTTCTCCGCTTCAATAATTATTTTTTTAAAATTTTGTTTTTGTTCTCTGGTCCATTCATCAACTTTTAAATCTCTGCAAAGTTCAAAAGTTATTTGATCGGCTATTTTTGTTAAATAGTCTTTTCTTTCTTTAGATAAAGTCATTTTTTTAATTGTTTGTAAATTTGTTAAAAAGTTTAAAAAGTTCTTTTTGTTGTTTACTTACTTCTATTATTAATTTTTTATTAGCTTCAATATTTCTTTCCTTTTCTTCTCTTGTTTCTTCCATTAAAAATTGGTCATTCATATAATTTTCACAATATTGTATGTTCTCTTTATTTAAATGGAACTTATCTTTTATAAGTTCCACTAATAAAGTTTTTTGAGATTCTGTAAAATTCATTTTTAACCCCCAAAATAAAAACAGTTACAAAACCAATTAAGTGCGTCTTGCTGATCTTCTGTAATTTCAAAATCTGTCCACGGTGTCCCCCAGTCTTGAAACTGTAGTTTTGGATTAACTGGGAAATTCTCTTCAATCTCTCCAATAATTCGTAAAGATGGCCCACCCCATGAAAGTAATATTTTAAATTCAATCGGTTCAGAGACCCCCTCTAAATGGTACAAATCAGAATACCAGCCATTACGAAATTCAACAGATAAAGCACTATTTAAAACACTTTCTCTTAATTGGTCCTGTGCATCATAGTCTTTTAAATTTTCAAAGATTTGATCTTTTTTAAAATCTTCAACCATACTTTCTATATGGCCGATTGCATTATTTAATGCGTGGTTAGTTTTTGTTGTTGTGTTCATGAGTAAATGAAAGTTTACTATTAAATAATATATCAAAACGATATAAAAAACAATTAAAAAGTCCATTCATTATGTGCTGACTACTACCAACTTTAAAAAAATATCAATTTTGGCCATTCATTATATGCTGACTACTACTAACTACTAATTTTTTTTTTTTTTTTTTTTTTTTTTTTGAAAAAAAATATTTTCAAATTTTAAAAAATTTTGAAAAATTTTTAAAAAAAAATTCTCAAAAAAAAACTCCAGAAATTTTATTCTGGAGCTTTAATTTTAATATGGACTTATTAAAAGTCCATATCTTTTTTAACTTTTCTCTGGGCTTTATGGACTCCCATTTCTTCATACATAGGTCTTAAAGCTTTTCTCCAAAATCTATATGTTTTTTTTGTATTAAACCAATAGTTTAATTCTGAAACTGCACGAGATCGAAAACCGCATCTCCCATCTCTTTCTGTACCTTCTCCAACATATAGAAAATTTATAATTCCAATAACTGTTATTTTTGGAATGTCAATAAATCCTTCTTTGTTTAAATTTGGAGTAGAAAATCTTACTTTAGTTTCGTAAGGATTTTCAATTGTATATCCTGAATTTGGATTTTCAGGATTATGCATAATTACTTTTGTTTCTGACATTTTTTTTAATTTAATAATGGTTAATAGTGTTTTTTAAAAAGATGTAAATGAGGATGACTAAGCATCCCCAAACAATAAAAGTAGTCATAATAAAATAATTAAAACTATGTAAGGAAAAATAATAAATTTCATTTTTTAATCCTCGAATAAATAGCCTGAATTTCTGAAAATTAGTTTTAGTTCTAATTCTTCAGTTACAGAAAAACCTACTATTTGAAAAGGACTAGACTTAATCCAATTTTGGAAGCTTTCGCTTTCGTTTAAAAATTGAATGTATTTTTGTTTTTTATTCATTTTAAATGTTTCCTCAAAATAGTCCTAATCATTTGAGAAAGATTCTCTTCTCCTAAAACGTTTAATGATTCTGTCACAAGTCTTGCGTACAAGTCTTTAGGCATTGTCACTTTAACGTGTGTTTGTTTTGTGTCTTGCATTTACTTAGTCTCCTTTGTGTTGATGTTTTCTACAAAATACTTAGCAAGTTCTTCTTGCTTTTCTTCTGGCATCTGATCTATTTTTGAAACTACCATTTTGAATAGTTCAATTAAATAGTCAGCATCATGAGAATAAGTAGAGCTTAACCTTTTAATGTTTTCTAAGATTTGGTTTTGAATGTTCTTAGAGTCAAAATGAATTTCTAATTCCTTAGAATTATTTTTAATGTCTAAGTAACAAGAATAAGAATTAAACTTAAAATTCACTTTAAGCTTTTCTGTTCTTAGGGTTTGTCTGTCCTCAGTTGGGAACAAATTAATTGAGTTAGTCACGATTAGAGAAGTGATAATTTTGTTTTATTTTGGTTTAGTGTTCTCTTAAATGTGCTTACTTGGTTTGCGTTAGTCCTGATGTAACAAAACTAGCTAGACAAATAAGCATAAATTTAAAAGATACTAAACTATTCCAATATATCATTTTTATATCTATAAGTCTACTAAGTAAACATAAAGAAAATAATTTGAACCAACTTGAACTTATTTGAACCTATTGGAACCTAAAGAAACTTTTTTGAACCTGCGGAAACTTCTTTGAACTTGCTTGAACTTATTTGATCTCTAAGGCACTTGTATGGACCTCAGAGGACTTTTATGAACTTGGGGGGACTGTAGGTTAAAAAAATTTTTTTGAGCCCATCGTGGGGAACTTAAATATATATCGGTTAATTTTTTGGTTCTACTTTTATTGAAAGTTCTGGAGCTTGAATGTTTACGGTTTCTACAGATTCACCTATAACTTTGCCTAAGCTATCGAGAATTTGAGCAGCAGTTTGTAATTGACCTTTTTTTACAGCTTTATTGAATAATCTTACTCTCATAGCTTGTAAGCGAGGAAGGAGAGATTCTCTATCTTTTTCCCAATCTTCATTATTCCAAACTTTTACTCTATCCCAATCTAACCAGGCGGTAGTTTCAGAAATTCCTTCAATATTTGCGTGTTCTATTACTAATTGGCGAGTAGTTTTACCTTCAAGTTGTCTAGCGTAAAGTCTTTGAGATCTTTTTAGAACATCTGATACAGAAGATCTAGTTCTTTTTTTAGCTGGTTGTGCGAGAGGATTATTAATTATGTTATCTGGAAAGGTAGAAGAAGCCACGGACTTGATCTTGTTAAGGGTTGTTACTGAAATAATAACCTAAAAATGTTGAAATAGGCTATAAAGAGGGGGTATAAGATAAAAAAACTGTTATTTTCGGTGTATGACGGCTACAAAACAGCAAGAAATAAGTTTGAGGTATGCACAGGGGGAGGTATTTAATTGTGATAAAAGATTTCGAGTGTTGGTTGCAGGAAGAAGGTTTGGAAAATCGTATCTTTCTTGTATTGAATTGCTCAGAGGAGCTATCAATCGACCTGGGGAGGTTTATTTCTATTGTGCTCCTACTTATAGGATGGCAAAAGATATTGCGTGGAAAGAATTAAAGAGATTAACGCCAAAAATATGGATAAAAAGTAAAAACGAGACAGATTTAAGGCTGGAATTGATAAATGGATCAACTATTGAGTTGAAGGGTACTGAAAATGCAATGGCTTTGAGGGGTAGAAGTTTAGCTGGCGTTGTTTTAGATGAAGCTGCGTTTATGGATCGAGATGTATGGGCTGAAGTTATCAGACCTGCATTAGCCGACAAACAAGGTTGGGCTTTATTTATTTCTACTCCTGATGGCACGGCTAGTTGGTTTTATGATATGTGGTGTTATTGTGGCGAGCAGGATTGGCAAGATTGGAAAAGGTGGAGTTTTACTACTATTGAAGGAGGTAATGTAGCTCCAGAAGAAGTAGAAGCAGCTAGAGGTCAGTTGGATGCGAGAACATTTAGACAAGAATTTGAAGCTAGTTTTGAAAATCTTACTGGATTGGTAGCTGTTAGCTTTGCTGATGACAATATTGACAAAGAAGTACAGGATTTACACATGATGCCTTTACTTTTGGGTTTAGATTTTAATGTGGACCCTATGGCAGGGGTTTGTGCTGTTAAGCATAACGATATGCTTTATGTATTTGATGAGATCATGTTGACGGGTGGAGCTACAACATGGGATTTTGCTGAAGAAGTTACAAGACGATATGGGGTAGATCGAAGGATTATTGCTTGTCCTGACCCAACGGGTAGTGCAAGAAAAACAAGTGGAGTCGGTGCTACTGACCATAATATCCTTAGACGCAGTGGATTTACTGTTATGAGTCCTAAATCACCCTGGAAAATCAGAGACAAAATTACTGCTGTTAATACTGCCTTGTATGATGCAAATGGAGATCGAAGAACTTTAATACATCCACGTTGTAAAGAATTGATAAAATCGCTTAGAACTTTAACTTATGCACCAAATACTGGTTTACCAAATAAAAACTTGGGAGTTGACCATGCGTTTGATGCTTTTGGTTATCTTTGTTTACAACAATTCAACCTTGCAAAACCAGAGACATTAGGCCAAACTTCGTTTAGAATATATTAAGATACCTAATTCTTACCATGTACCATTCTACGACTAAGAAAAAGAAGAAGAAAAAGAAGGGAGGTAAAAAGCGTGGCGAATGTTCCTGTAAATAAAGCGTTATACTCTAGGGTAAAAGCAGAGGCTAAACGTAAATTTAAGGTTTATCCATCTGCTTATGCTAATGCGTGGCTTGTACGAGAGTACAAAAAACGTGGTGGTACTTACCGAGTGGAGAA